CATGATTCTTTTTGTCGGCAAAGATACAACTCTCTTTCGGAGTTCGTCAATACGCTATCGCGGATGGTTGTACTTCTCTTGCAGTATGCGACACAATCTTCAAGGTAGCAGTTGGCGACCTCCAGCGTATCACTGTAAGCGTTGGACCTTTCAGCCGATGAGATATGGGATGAGTAACTATCCTCCTTCATCATCACGCCGAAGCGGGTGGCGTTGAAGTCGCCGACCATCAAGTATTTGGCATAGACATAGTAGGACATGGCGGCTTTCAGTCCTACGAAGGTGTAAATCTTTTCTCCCGACTGATATGTGCCACCTTTTAGAAGCATACCAATCTTCTCATCGTCTTCTCCTTTTTCAAGGATGGAAAGGAAAAGCGAGTCTCCGAGGACTGGCTTTATGTTCATCTGCTCTGCTTCTATGATGTACGCGTTGAGCTTGTCTTCATCGGTATTTTTGCTGATGGGTCTGCCATATTTGGCGACCTCTGCCGGAGTAATCAAATGTTCCATATCAGGCTTTTTTGGAATTTATGGGGGATGATTCTGCCGACTTGTTGGAGATGTAAACAAGCGGCTCTATCTCGTAATTGTCCGAGGGATTGGCAACTTCAAACCAGTGGTCGAAGATGCGTTTCAAGGCTCTGGAAATGGCTCTGCGCTGCTTGCTGACGTATGAGTTGTAGTATTCGTATGCCTCGGCCAGGACATCGCCTGAGAAGCCGAGTTTGCCTATTCTGATGCAGTACCACGGCTCCTGTCCGAAAGCGGAGTAAATTCGTTCTGTTGTGCTTGACTCTGTTACTGTGAACTTGTCATCGTAGTTGGTGCCTTCTACATTGATGAACTCAGGCTTGTCATCTGCGGAGTTGACAACAATCTCCATGATGGAGCAGGCATTGTTGTCCCCCTGAAAGGCATCGAGGCTGTCGCTGAGGTCATACTGGGAATCTTCCTTCTCTTTGGCATTGCCGTTCTCATCGAACTCATACTGGACGCTTTTCTTATGGACGAAAAGACCGGACAGCATGAAGCCGTTGCGGACATTGCGGTACTTGACATTATCAAGACCTTCGTCAGTCGAGAGATTCGTTACAACCTTGTCGTAGATGGGTTTGGGATAGGTGTACTTGCCGTTCAACGACACCCACAATACCTGTCCGCTATAATGCTCTATGCCTCCGCAAGATTGGATTTGGTCAATCACTACGGAGGGGATGGGGTTGAATGTGAAATATTTCTTTACGGTGGAGCGATCCACATTGATTCTTCTCCCCTTGCGTGTCTTGTTTCCTTCCCAGTCGGGATGAACATTGATGTAGGTTACACATCCGGCATCGTCTTCTTCTTCAAGACGACAGTTCTCAAAGGGGATGTGCTGTATCTCGCAGATTTCACAAGCGAGATTGTAATTGACGTGCAGGGCAAAGCCGTTATATTTGGCGATGTCCTGTGCTATGAGGGAGAATATATCATCAATGGTTTCTCCCTTGTGATTGCAGACATACTCCGAAAAATCGGTGTTGCTTAATCCGTTACCCTCAATGAATGTCTGATAACGCTCCAGACAAGTGCCACCTGTCGGACTGTTTTCAATAAGGTCACTCATCCTTTGCGGATACAGGTTATCGGAGCCATAGGCTTGGATATTGAGCTGGCTTAGATATGAGGTGCTGAACCTCTTGCGCGGTCTGATTACGTTATTGACATTCATTCTTGGGTATCGGTTGGGAGGTGGTGGGTATTACTCCTGGTCGGGAGCTTCTTCGGGTTCTTCGATGCTGACTTCATCAGCGTCGGAGGGGTCGGGAGTTTCGGCGGTCTCAACTGCTGCTTCCTCCGGGGCGGTCTCTGTGGGAGGCTCGTCGGCAGAGGCTTCTGCGGCAGGAGCGGGAGTGGGTTCAGGCTCTGACTTCTTCTTGCCTTTCTTGCGAGGGGCAGAGGATTTCAGATCTTCGTTTTCTTTGCGGAGCTGTTCGTTCTCCTTCGTCAGACGAGCGATGACGGCATCCTTGTCTTCGACTTCGGGAGTGTCGGACTTGGGGAGCCGGGACTTCCAGCCTTCGGGCAGATGCTCAAACAGCTTTTCGTTGGAAGGATTCATGGCGAGAAAGCGGAGGGCGGCTTCATCAGTGATGTTAGCGTTTGAGTAGCACTTCGGCTCCCCAAAGAATGTGATGATGGCTCCCGGTTTCAGCACGAAATCGGATTTCTTAGGCATGGCTTTGTTTCTTTTGAGATAGATGAGTATTTCCATATAAGCATCCCGATAGCAGTCGCTACAACCTCTGTTGGTGATTTCTCTGCCAAAGATGTTGAAGTACAGGCTATCGAGAAGCGAGCGGTCAAGAGATGAAAAGCCGTCTTGGTAACGGCTTTCCATTTCTTTGAGACGGGTCATGGTTTCTTCGTATGCCATGGCGACAAACTGTTAGGTACCACTTACAAGGGATGCCAGTGCTGTGCGGGTAGCCGCAACGGACTGGTTGAACAGGAATATTCCGGCAGAGGGAGCGCCCGATTCCTCCAGTGTGGCGGACCATCCACCCTCGGTGTCCTCCGAGTATTTGTCATCAGCGAGTGCAGTAGCCGAAAGACCCTGCTCGAAGCCGTAAATCTCGAAGGTGTTCTTGCCGTCCTTGCCGCCATACTTGTTCTCCAGGATGGCGACAAACAGACCGTTTGCCAGAGGGTTGATGATGTCCTTGACCACATCGGGACCGTTGTCGAGTATCACGAGGCTTACACCCTTCGTGAAGTTCTTGCGGTATGTGCCTTCGGCGAGAGCCTTGTTCGTGCCCGTGTAAGGAGTCTTACCGGGCACGTACATACGATAGGCTTTCTTGCCAGTCTGTAATACCAGAGTGGTCAGGACATTGGGGTTGCTCTCATCGCGGACACAGCTTTCAAAGTCTATATCATCGTAGTTGATGAGATAGCCATAGTTGCGGAGACCCTTTGTGGAAGGGTTCTCACAATTCGCCATCATATCTGCGGCGAGCTTATAGTCACAACTCTGAGTGCTCATGATGATTGGGATTTAGAATGCAACCTGAACGAGGTCGTCTTCGCCGATGAGTGTGCCGATTTTCGAGGCGGCATAGATGTGGTTCAGACGAGTTACATGGTCGAAGGTGATGTCCGTCTTGGCGATGGCATCCGTGTCGCTTGTTCCGATGAACAGGTTCGATGCGGAAGTAACCAGGGCGCGGTGCGGGCAGTTGAGCGACGTGCCGTTGTCCTCATACTTCTTGATCATGCGGTCCCAGATGTCGCACACCACTACGGGGTGTCCGTCATACTTGGAGAGCTGGATGCCGGAAGTAACCATCTCCAGTTCGAGCTGGAGGTTGTGCAGGCGCTTCACGTCGTTGCGGAGGGCCTTGAACAGTGAGTTCGTCATGAAGATGGCGTGGTCGGGCTTGTCGAAGATGCGTGAGTCAGCGTCAGAGAGCATCGAGTCAACGATACCGATGGCGACACCTTCCTCACGGATGGCTGCCTTCTGCGTAGCATAGGTAACCTTCGGTGTGGTGCTGGTGTCCTTCTTGGTGTTGGCTTCGATGGTGGTGAGCTGATGAGCGTTGGCGGTGGTGATTGCCTTGAGGCGTTTCCAGAAGCCGTCGGCCATTGTGAACAGGTTCTTGTTGATACCTGCCGTGAGCAGACCGCTGTCGGCGATGTTCTTGGCATCCTTGTCGCCGAACCAGGCGATACGCCACAGCATCTCCTGCATGGCACGGGTCAGCAGAGGAATGACGATATCGTTCCAGTAGGCGGTGCCGATGATTTCGTCACGGTCAGTGCCAGTGTTGAGCGAATACTTGGCTATGGTGTTCTCCAGGTCGTCGTAGCAGATTTTCAGAGGAATCTGATAGTCTCCGAGTTCCCAGGTCTTTTCGATGCCAGTCACGTTGATGTTCTCGTATGTGGGCGAACAGCCGGAGGCGTTCTTACCTACATCACCGAGGCTGTCGATGTAGCCGAGCTTCTTTCCGTCGTACACACCAGTCTCGGTGGTGCAGACAACTTCAAGGTCGGGGTCGTTGAAGGTGCTGAGAAACAGGAGCTCGGAGAGGTCCCGAATCGCACCATTATCGACGGTGAAATTTTTGAAGTTAATCATTGTCGTTAAAATTTACTTGTTAATGGAGGTTGGGGAACTGTTTACTTGTTGCGCTTCTTGGCAAGAGCCTCCTTCTTCTCGCGGAGAGCCTTCTGAACGGGGGTCTCCTGTGCGGCGCCGCCGTTGCGGTTCTCACGGAAGCCACGGCCAGCGGGCGATTCCTTAGAAGATGATGCGCATACCTTGTTGAGCCATGCGAGACCGCCGGCGCGGTTGACTTTGGCGAGGATGACCTTCTCGTTGGACGAGAGGACGCGGGCACCCTTGAGGGCTTCGAGCTGGGCTTCCAGTTCCTCCTTCTCCTGAGTGAGGGTATCGACCTCCTCGGTGAGGGTCTCGTTTTCGGTCTGAAGCTCCTCGACCTTCTCCATGAGCTCGTCTTCGTCGAGACCTTCGGCGGTCACGTCGTCGGCAGGCACAATGTCAGTTACTACGCCATCGGCGATGATGATGGTGGAGCCGTCTTCCATGACGAACTCGCCGTCGGGAGAAGCGGCGTCGCCGACCTGCGGCTCGCCTTCCTCACGCTCGATGGTCAGTTCAGTACCGTCAGCAGCGGTGACTGCGAGGGCGTTCATCTTGACGTCGGACAGCTTCTTGTAGCCAGCCTTTGCGAGGAGGCGCGAGATTACACCGCGCTCAACGCTTACTTTTGCTTTCTTTTTGTTCATTTTGCGGGTTGATTTGATGTTATTAAATGTTCTTATACGCTTTGCGGTGATGGGTGCAAGCACCTCCGAAATAAAGCCGAGTTCAAGGGCACGGTCAGCATTGATGAAAATGTCCTTATCCATAAGCTCCTGGAGTTCGGTTTCATCTGCGCCAGTGCGGTCCACATACAGCGAAAGGATTTTTTTCTGCTCGTTGCGAAGCTGCTCAACCTGTAAGCCGAGCTTCTTGATCCCTGCGTCAATGGCATCGGCTGTGAAACGATCGTGACAACCGAGGTCGGGCCATGCGGCAGCTGGATTGTGGATGCAGAAGTGGGAGTTGTCTGTTGCGTGTCGCCTTTCAAGAGGTGCGGCAAGAAGGATGATGGTAGCCATCGACGAACACTCGCCTTCGACAGTACAGGAGATTGTCTTGCCGGACTGACGGAGCTTGTCGTAGATAGCCCAGCCTTCGACGCAATCACCGCCACGGCAATGAATACGGATGTCAACCTCATCATCGTCGGGCTTCATACTGGCGAGAAAGCCGTCAATGTCTTTGAAGCAGATGCCGTCTATGCCCTCCCACATCTGGAGCATGACTTTATCTTCTTCGCCAACAATGTCGTTGTAAATTTTAAGGATTGCCATAGCTTTGTGAATTACTTTATCGCAAAGTTACTTTCAAGGCATGACAAACATATATAAAGTGCTATGAATTAGAGTGAACACTGTCGTTCAGTTACTTCATCGGTTGCTATGAGGTTACTCCTGATTTTGCGTGTTAATTTTGCTCCAAATAACAATCATTTGGAATATTTGCTATATGGCTAAGGTTATCCATGTTCACATTTTCTCCCGTCCGAGAGGAGAAAGAAAGGACTACTACTTTTCAAGCATTACGGCAGTCTATTCGGTGCTGACAGCCGAGGACATCGGAGCGAAGAAGTCCTATCTGCTTCATTGCGGTCTGAGCGGCGGAGGCTCTATCGCCACAAAGAAGGCTATCATCAAGCAGTCAACTCTTATCGGAAACAGCAAAAAGAAGATGGAGCAATCCTAAAAGCTCCATCTACAAATGAAATTGGACGTATATGATAACGCTTACTATCGGTTCAGTTAAAAACTGGGGTCTATGTAGTGTCTTTGGTAGTGTAGCATCAATATGACACCATCTCTGAGAGCCTGACCTTCCATGCACCAGGCTCCGTTCTTACGCTTGGTAAAGATGTCCTCGCCTTCTTCAAGCTCCGGCAGTATTTCATATCTGCTACCATACCAGTCGAGGCAGTTAGTCTTGTTGTGGCGAACTGCAATCTTACGGTCGGAGATTATGCGGCTTACTGTGGCGGCTCTCTTGTCGCTCCAATAACATATCGTACAGGGTAAACCGACTTTCGGAACGATGTTGTAGATGGCTTGGAGGATTTTCGCCTCTTGCTTCTCCTTCCATTTGAGCTGCAATTTATAGCGGGCGTTCTTCTGCTCCTGTGTGAATGACAGCCATTCTTCACGGGTCATGTCGTAGGGGTTCTTCTCGCTCTGCAATGCTTCCAGTTGTGCAAAACTTTCTTCGGTTGTCATGGTCTTGGCTTTTAATCTATTCTATCTTCAAAGGATTGTACCGGGGTGCCGTCCGTGAGGAACGGAACTTTCGAGCATTTATAGCCGGACCATGTGCCGTAGCTATGGACGCGGAACATATAGTATCCAGCTTTTATCAGTTCCTCGAAGGCTCGCTTCATCTCTACACCACGGATTCGATAGCACTTGGCTCCAGTCCAGTAACTTTCATTGGATGATGAGAAGAACGGGCATGTGCCTTTGTTCGTTACTACATAGATTGTGGCTTCTCTGAACTGCGACTGCCGGACAGGGTGGTACACACCACTGTAAGTTGACATGAACGCCTGACAGATAGCCTGCACTACTTCATCCCTGACTTCGGTCGGCTGTGCGTAATTGTTCTTGGGAATGTTTATCATAATCTTCTGGCTTTAGTCGTTATCTTCTTCGTCTTCATCTTCGAGGGCATACAGGCGCTCATTCCTGTTGGCTTCTATGAGCAGTTCCAACAACTCCCCGATGAAGGTTTCACATTGCTCCATGTCTTTGACTACATCGGTTATTCGATATGGGGCACCATTCATTCCATGCCCGTCGGGGCCGAGCCAAAGGAGTGCTTCTTCATCGGGGTCGTAGCCTTCGTAGTAGCGGTTGATGTCCTCTATCAGAGTGTAGATGTCTCCGTCTGTCATCTCCACATAAAAGGAGAAGTCTTGATCTGCATCGGTGTACTTTCCGAAGGTAAACTCCAACGTGTCTTCACGGTCTTTCCTTTCTTCGACAGATACCGACCAACCATCTGCTTCGGCTATCTCTGTTATTCTGTCTATCAGTTTTTGATGTTTCATATTCTTTGGGATTATGCTACTACTTTCTTGCTTGTGGGGCAAATTTTTTCGTTTACTTTCTCCACGATGAACTCTATCTGTTCGTCGGAAACTTCGACATCCTCATACCCGTCTGTCTCTTGGTTGAGAACAGAGATTTCTACATCTACATCTTCAATGTAGGCTTTCACCTTGTCAAGTTCTATGCCTCCACTTGGCGGCGTCCAGTAATCTCCGGGGTCATAGTCATCGTGGAAATCAATATCTACGACATAATCGGCAGAGATGTAGATGTCGCTATCATCAGCAGGGATGCCGGGGAGTCCGTCGATGCAGATTTCATCAAGCGTTTCATTCAGGGTGCGTGAGCCATAGTTGGAGCAGCGACCATACTCGTCTTCGTAACATTCAAAGTCCGAATAATCTCCGTCGCAGGGGTCTTCAATGATGGCTTCCATCTTGGAGACTATATCATCTACGATTGACTGAACTTGTTCGTCTGTCAGTTTCATATCATTTCAGTTTAGTATCGCCAGAGGACGATGTGGGCGTTTTCTTTCATCTTGTCTATCTTCTCCGAGATGATGTCGAACATCTTCATCACGCGAGAATGCACGTCGCAGAGACCGATGACCTGGTAATCTATGTTCCAGTATTGCGTGCCGTCTAAGGTTACGACTCTTGCGTATGCGCGGCACTTATGTCCGTCTATGATGCGTTGAAGGAGCAGGCGGTACTTACCACCTTTCGGAGCCTTGCGGATGGCTTCTTCGATTTGCTCGTAGGTATGGGGGTTACTCATGGCTTCTTGTCTTAGATGAGGGTTGCGGCTTTGAATGAGCGGAAGACTTCTTTCTCACAGTCCCAGAAGCAGATTACATCTGCGTTCTTGGCATCGCCTTCGCCTGTGGTCTTTCTTACATAGTTGAGGTTGAACAGCGTCCCGATGGCGTGGCGGATTTCGCCATTGACCTTCTTGAAGGTAAACTCCACGCTGCCTACAAGCATCCGGGAGTAAACTTTGATTGCCTTCCATGCAGATTTCAGAGCTTGGCTGAAATTCTCGGCTTCTCCTTTTCGGAGGATTGCATGAGCAATCTTAAATAACTTTGACTTGTTGACTTTCATCTTCTTTGACTTTATAGGTTATGTTTTAATTTCTACTGTAAAGTTAATCATTAAAGTTGAGGTGCGAAAGTCATAACTCATTTATTTACAGTGTATTACGCAATTATTTTTCATCAGATACAAGTTTAACTTTTGCTAACAGATACGATAAAAGGCACCCCGGAGGATGCCTTCTGTGTCGTTGGGATGATGCTCACTTGGAGTAGGACTTCATGATCGTGCGCTTCTGACCGGGTTTCAGATGGTACCACCATCGGGTAACATCTATGTCCTTTGCCTTGCGGGCAATCATAATCTTTCCTCGACCTCTGTGGAGGAACCACTTATCGCAGACACCATCGACCAGTTTGCGGTAGGTCTCCCGGTTCTTGAATGAGTCAACGTCTTTGAGGGCGGCGACAATATCATCCACTGCCGGAACCTTAATCCAGGGAAATTCCTGATACACCGGGGCAACTGTGGGAATACTGTCGCCGAGGTCTATGAGGATGGGGAGCGTGTCGGTGCCGAGGTCGCCTATGACGACGTAGTGCTTGAACATAAGCTCTATGCAGTAGATGGGGATTCGGCGCGGGTCTATGTCGGCGTGGAGCATGGTAGTGAACAACTCCTTGTCTTCGGTTTCAAGTTTATAGAGTCCGGTCATCGGAATCTTCTTGAAATCGTCGCTCTTGGTTACAGCCTGCGCTGCGAGCATCGGGGAGGTCGGACCTTTGATTGTAACCTCTGCGGTCTTATCATCGACCGCAAGGGTGTGGATTTGTACGAACTTCATGGCGGTATCAGTATTTGGCACAGACTATATCGTAGATTGCCTTGCAGATGTCGATGTCATAGAGGGCATCGTGGAGCTTGTCATCTTCGACAGTGATACCGAGGGTCTTGGCTACGGTACCTTGCTTGAAGTTGACCATCTGACTGCGACGGTCGGCGAGGTATGGGGTTGCCATTACCATAACGTCGATGCTGTTCGCCCAGAACCATGAGCCGAAATACTTGTCCCCGTTGTGTCCGAACCAGGCACGGAGGAACTGATTGTCGAAGGAGGCGTTGTTGTAGCCGACGAGGAAGAACTTGTCGTAGCGGTCGTAGCGGTCAACATACTTTGACAGCATATTGATGAACTTGTCGTACACTTCGCGCATGGGAGGGTACGCCATTATCTGCGCCTGTGTTACTCCGGCAACGTCGAGTGCGCCCTGCTCTATGACGGCTCCGGGATGAGGCTGAACGCGGAGGTCGAATTTCTCCTTCACTTCACCGTTGATTACGATTGAGCCGGACAACTGGTGGATGCCGTGCTTGTCGGCTTGCGTGCCAGTAGTCTCCAAGTCGAAAAATAGTAGCTTCATAATATTTTCTTATTTTACGTTATTTGTGGAATGATGTGGAGCTGTCAGCCATAGACAAATGTCCGGGCTGACAACTCCGATTGATTACGCTTCTTTCTGTTCCGTCTGTGAGGTTTCTCCGTCGGCTACCTCTGTGGCTTCATTTGAGGCTTCCTGCGGCTCGTTCTCTGTGTCGGATGAGGGTTTGTCCGTTTGAGCCTCCGGCGTGTCCTCTGCGGGCATTTCTGTGGCTTCCTCGGCTTCTTGTGATTTAGACTGAGCTGCTTTGAGTGCGGCTTCAAGTTCCGAGATGGTCTTCTCGTAGGTCTCGCACTTCTTCTCATACTCTGTGGCGAGGTCCTTGTCAATGACGGCTACATCTTCGGCGTAGGTATGATTCATTGTGATGTCAAGCAGATTGGCGAACCCCTGCGAGTAACATACCTGCTTGTTGGAAAGCATCGTGCGGATGAACTCACGCATGATTACAGCCTTGTTGGTGCTGACCTTCTCGAAGGACTGGCTCATATCTTTGGATGATTCAAGGTCGAGACCGATGTTCTTGCGGAAGGTGGCGGGCAGACTGCTGGCAAGCAGGGCGAGGAACACGTTTTCTTCTACTTCATCGACGGCGCCGGGCTTCTCGGAGAATGATGTGGAGCCTTCAAAGAAGGCACGCTGACGTTCTACGCGGTCTTCCTGCTTCTTTTCTTCTACGGTGCGGAGCTGTGTGCGGATTTCAGTCAGTCGGTTAGCCTGAGCCTCCTGAACACGGTCTGCGTCGCCGTTCTCATCTGTCTTGACATTGTAGAGATACTTGACTTCTCCACTGAGGTTCCCGTGAAAGGACACCTCAAAGACTTCGACAATCATGCCAGCCTTGATATTGTCATCGAATACACCCCTGACTCTTTCGTAGGACTGGTAGCGGAGGTTGTACTTTTCTTCATCGGAGAAGTTCTCCCTGACAGGCGGCTCCGGCACGACGAGGTATTCACGGCTTCCGAGAGGCTGGGGATACAGCAGCATTGCGTTGGCGGCTGAGATGATGGTGGCGTTGTCCTCCTTGCTTCCGGCATAGACTAACGGCAGACCAGACTCCTTTGCCTTGCGCAGAACTGCTTCCTGATTTTTGAGCCGATACAGCTCGATATTCATACACCGGGGATTGTCGGTCTCCTTGAAACGTGTCGGGAAGGTGGCGGTGCAGAACTTACATCCCTTGCAGGACTGGCACCCTGTCTTCTCCTTGCAGGTGGCATAGGTTTCATCGTCGGGGTTGAAGTGAGCCGAGGACAGCAAACCCATGACGCTTTCATCTATCCATGCTTTCAGCGTCTCTATCTTCGGTGTCTTGCTCTCCCAGCGTTCCATCTGCGAGGGCTGAAAGCGAAGCTCCAGCAACATCTTCTGCTGATCCTTGCGGAGGTTGCTGATTACTTGGAGATGCACGAGGTTCAATACTCCTTCTCTGAGGAAGGCGACGAACTCCGGGATGATGTTGTTCAACTGAATACGGTTGACAACGAAGCTCTGGCTCTTGCCGAGCATCTTCGCTATCTCCTTGACCGAAACAGCTCCCTTGTTGTAGAGGTACTTCAACGCCTGGGCTTCTTCCATCGGGTCGATGTCCTTACGCTGGAGGTTTTCAATGACCATACAGGCGAATGCCTGCTTGTCATCAAGGTCCTTCACTACGGCTTGTATGGTTTCCTTGCCGAGCAGGGTAACTGCCCGGAAGCGGCGCTCGCCACATACGATTTCATACTTCTTGCCGTCTTCGCCATTGATTTTGCGGACAGTTACAGGCTGAATCAGTCCGTTGGCTTCGATACTTTGCGCAAGCTCCTTCAACTCTGTCTCGTCGAATGTCTTGCGAGGGTTCAGAGCGCTCGTAGCTATCTCTGAAAGCTTAATTTCATTTACTTGCATATTCTTGTTTTAATTTCCAGTCTTGTGATTACAGCCAAGCCATCTCTACTTTGGCTTCTTTGGGCTTTGCACTCTCTATTGCGTAGGTGTTGATGAGGTTGGCGTAGGAAACTACCACACTTTCGCAGTCCTGTCTTTCGAGGTCAACCTTCTCCGGCTCAGACTGACACGGCATTACAATAGCTGTGAGCTGTTCGGATTCAAGGAGGATAGGACGACCCGGGTCTATCGTCGAGACTTTCATGAAGCCAAGGTCTCCGGCGGCATTGAACACTTCGAGGGCATTGAGCAGCGTCGCCATTGAAACGTGGCAGTTGCCAACAACGAGCCTGTCGTTGGGATTGTAACCTTCCTGTTTCTTAAACCACTTGATTGCCCGATACACTTGGCTCCAGTTGTAGTTGACTGGTGTGCCTGCTTTCTTGGGGATTACTCTCTTGAAGGCAGGGTATGTTCCTTTGACATCCGTGCCGTCTTCGAGCTTGGTCTTTCCGGCAAGTGCTGGATTCGATGCCTTGTACACCACCAACACATGAGTGTCAGAGGCTACGCATACATCCTCCTCGAAGTGTACGCCCTGCATGATCGGGCGTATCTGTTCCTTGCTTACAGCGTAGGAGAACAATGCTTTCACAATTTTCTTGTTCATCTTCTTTTCTATTTAGGTTATCTTTATTTGCTAATGTAAAGTTAGTCATTATGATTGAAGTGCGAAAATCAACCGCCATTTATTTTTCTGCGGTGTCGGAAATTTTTACAGCACCTCCATTTCCTCTATGCCGATGGAATAGCTTTGTCCGTAATCGTTGCACCACTCCTGACAGCGGTCGGTATGAGAGATAAATCCACCGCTTTCTATGTCGAAGTTCTCTCTGGCTTCGGCTATCTCTCGTGTCATTGCATCGTGAGCTTTTTCAATGGATGAGTAAACATAATGGGCGTCGGTGGTGCTTTCGGCTGAATACTCAATCAGCACATACACCAGAAATACTTTCTGCTTCATATCTTTGCTTTTAGGGGTTCAGTCAAGTTCGTCCAACTCGGTCTCACAAATGAGGTAGTTCTCATCCCTGCCGTAGGTCTGACGTTGCGAGTACAGTTCTTCTATCGATTCATCGTCGAGGGGTTCTTCTCCATCTTTGGCGTGTTCAACTGCAAGCTCAACGGCTCTATCGGTAGTGGTGCAGACAGCGAGCAAGTGGAGAGATGAGGTGTTCAACCAGGCATTGCCTGTATACAGGAGGTAAACTTTCTTTTCCATGTCTTTCAGATTATTTCGGGGATTACATCATTGTGGTAGCCGTTCTTCCATTCAGAATAAACCCGGTTGCAAACGGCTTCATATTGCTCGAAGGGTCCTACCAGTGTGTAGATGCGGTAGAGCATATTGTCAACTTGGATGTCAACCTCATACTCATCGGGGCAACATTGGTTGCGAACTACTAATGTGCAACTAACTTTTGCATCTTCTATGTGAGTCTCAAACTTTCTCATCTTCTTTGACTTTAATGGATTAAGTTTTATTTTCTACTGTAAAGATAATCAATAAGTTAGATATGCGAAAACCATAACTCATTAAAATGCAGAGCTTTTGCGAGAAAGTTTCAAGTTTAACTTTTGCTTACAAATCATCAGAAACAGGCGACCTTCGGGACATACTTGATGTTCCCGGCGTTGGCTTTAAGCATTTGCTCAAAGACGGTAATGACATTGATTCTGTGCTGTGCCTCCCACTGGCTTTTCTTGTCGAGCAGAACTATGTGAGCCTGAGCATCGGCAAGCAAGCCATCAAGGTAATAGCAGAACTCATCGTAAGGAATTTCATCCCTGAAGAACTGCTCCACCGTCATGTGTCCGTCCAATGGGATGAAGGGCTTCGGCTCTATCGTCTTGGTCTTTTTCGGTGCCGACTTGGGGGATGATGTTCCTTTGCTCCCCGAGGCTTTCTTGGCTTTGGAGGATTTCTTTGTCTTGGCTGTCTTACTACGGCGTTTCTGTTCCTCTGCGGTGGCTTCCCGGACGAACTTTTCTACCAGTGCTTTGGCGAGTGCTTCGTTGGCTTTTGCCTGATTCATATAGGCTTTCCTGACCTCCCACGATGTTTCCCTGCCAGTGAGATCCAGCTCATGCAAGGCGAGCGACTTTTGGGGATTGCGGAGGGAGAAGCAGACAACAGCTTCAATCCACTGACGGTAGGCGTTGGCTCTTGTCTTCCGGCTCTCGACGATGATGGTGTGCATCCCGTCTTCGTCAACATAGCAGTTGCAACTCGTGAACTTGGCTCTGCGTACATTATACTCCCTGACTTCACAGTTGGCAAGTTCACACTCGTTCTTTGCATCCCGCAGAGCCATACGGAGGGCATTGCAAAGGTCTGTCATGTTGAACCACAGCCTACCATCGGCAATGATGGCGTGGAGGAAACCGAACTCGGACGAGTAGAACTTCTTCATGCCCGGCTCCTGGATTGCATTCGATATATACATACCTTCTTGATTTAAGACATTATCAAAGTTTGTGATTTTTGACTCTGTAAAGTTAATCAAGAAAAATGATATGCGAAAATCATAACTTCTTTATTTTCACTATCTTATGCTTTGTTTTTCAAGAATTTCGCTACAATGGTTGCGGGGCAACTAATCATATACACATATTTTCAGTGTGAAATCTCCTTAAATCAGCTATTTTTGACTATCTTTGCACTTGGTTTGGCAGTCTTTGACCGCTGTTATACCGGACATAGAGGAATAACGAAAGCGTTAACTTGTGAGCTGAAAGCCTAAAATCGCCAATTTTAACTTTTCACAGCGCTACAAGGTAATGCCTACGCACACGGCGTGGGCTTACTTGTGCTGTGAAGCGGTGTTTGGCGATACCGAGGCTTCTACAAGTAGTCCACGCCTTTTGTTGTCCTTTGTGATGAGAACAAAGATAAACAACAAAACAACTCCTTACAATGAGAAAAGTTATTTACTTTTTGACATTGATGCTTGTTTCGCTTTCAGCATCAGCACAGAAAATAGTTGATGACCGGGTAACGGACACCGGGCTACGGCTTATTTCCTGTGAGTCAAAACCATTCCGAAGTATGTCCGATAAGGTCGTTCTCTCACTTGGTCTGTCCGCCTCCGTAAAAGATGGTGCAGTCCAGTATTATCTTGATGCAACACTGGCTTCCAGTGAGCCGATATCAGCCCCGGCTGGAGCAAGGATGCTTGTAAAGACATCCAACGGTGAAGTGCTGACCCTGACCGAGTATTCCAACAAGACACTCTCCGACAACATCGGCGACGTGAAGAATGTCAGCGGCATCATCGTCAAGACTTTCACTATCCATGCCGCCTACGCTTTGACACCAGAACAGATTCAGCAACTACTCTCCGGCATTGCAAAGATTAGGATTGAACTGAACGGCGACACCAACTATGAGAAGGAATGGAAGAAGGACAAAATATCCGGCTTCCTGTCGAAGGAATACAACTTACTAACCGAGGCTGTGGCGACCGACAAGAAGGGCAGCTTCACTGACGGCTTCTGATTATGGCAGTCCATTCAGTTGACCATGACCTTTCAGAACTGCTGACTTGGGTCGGCAACGGAAAGGCACAACTCCCCGATTTTCAGCGTAGCTGGGTGTGGGATGATGGTAAAATCTGTAAACTGATAGAGAGTATTTCGTCCGGCTTCCCTATGGGTGCGGCTATGTTCCTCCAAACTGGAAACTCAAGTGTGCGGTTCAAGTACCGTCCTCTTGAAGGAGTAACGGCGACCAACCTCAACGACCCCGATTTCCTTGTGTTGGACGGACAGCAACGCCTGACAACCTTGTACCAGGTATTCAAGACTGCGGAGCCTGTGGCTACCCGTCCGGCTACCAACAAGGACAAAGTGATACTGCGCCACTACTACCTTGACATCCGCAAGGCTCTTGATCAGACAGCGGACAGACTGGATGCAGTAATCTCAATCAACGAGAAGAAGCAACTGACCGAGGACATCGGCAGGACTGTGATACTTGACCTTTCCACCAGGGAAAACGAGTTTAAGGAGTTGATGTACCCTCTGAACATTGCTCTCGACCTGTCGGCTTCCTCCGATTGGATGTTGGAACTGAACGACTACTATGAGGGCGACCAGTCAATCCGAAAACTTTTCAAGGAGTTCAACAAACAGGTATTACAGAAAATTCAGTCATACAAAATTCCTATCATCAACGTAACGAAGGACACCTCAAAGGAGGCTGTCTGTCAGATTTTCGAGAACGTCAATACAGGCGGCGTGAAACTGACGGTCTTTGAGTTGGTAACAGCGACCTTTGCAGCCGACGAGTTCAACCTGCGTGATGATTGGGATGATGTTCAGGCGAGATTCAAGGCTACAAAGCAATCGGACATCCTTCGTGTGGTGGAGAACACCAACTTCCTTACTGCGATGGCTCTGCTCATCAGCTATCGCCAGTCAGTGAACGGAACGGCTGCTGTCTCCTGTAAGAAGCGTGATGTGTTGAAGATGGTCCTCGACGACTACAAAGCCAACCGGGATTACCTTGTGTCGGGCTTCATCAAAGCGGCGAGCTTCCTTATCAATCAAGGCGTGTTTACTGCTCAAAACCTTCCATATACTTCCCAGTTGGTACCTCTGGCTGCCATCTTCGCCTATGCCGAGATTGCCGGAATCAACCTACAAATACAGACGAACAAGGACATCCTTGCACATTGGTACTGGTGCGGTGTCTTCGGCGAGTTGTATGGTGGTGCAAACGAGACCCGCTATGCTTCCGACATCGTGGATGTGTTCAACCAAATAAATGGCGGAGAACAGCCGGAGACGGTCGTCAGAGCGAGCTTCCAACCCCGAAGGTTACTTTCTATGCAGACACGAAACTCTGCGGCTTACAAGGGCGTTATGGCGCTTATCTTACAGGATTCTCCGCTTGACTTTATGAGTGCCGATAAGATGGATATTGCGACCTACCTTGATGAAAGCACCGACATCCATCATATCTTCCCCCAGAACTACTGCGAACAGCAGGGGTATGATTCAACAAAATGGAACTCCGTCGTGAACAAGACACCTATCTACGCAAGCACCAACCGTTCAATCGGCGGACGTGCGCCAAGCGAATACATAGGTACGATGGCCAACAAGGGCCTTACACAAGACCAGATGAGGGCGGCTATCTCATCCCACAAGGTTGACTATGATCTCCTGAAAGCCGACGACTTCGACGGCTTCATCATTGACCGGGCAATCAGACTGCTCGACAGGATTGAACTGGCTATGGGGAAGGCTGTGTCCGGCAGGGACAGCGACGACACCATCAAGGCATTTGGTCATCCTCTTGTAGTGACTGCTGGTTGACAGACACAGAACGGCTCAGACGCTTTATGATTTTGTAAATGCCTCTGTCCGTCATTCCATACTTGTGAGCAAGGAACACTGTGATGTAAGTCACTTTGTGTCCTTGCTTTTTCATTTCCATGAACTGCTCATAGATTTGGAGGTTCTGAACGTCGTTGATGTTAATATGGTTGGCGAGCAGCACCTCAACCATACTACGGTTCATTATCAGTAATTCATAATTCGTCATGGCTGGTTAGTATGTGTCAAGGTTCTCTATCATCTCTACTCGGTCCTGCGCCTCGGTTATTTCGACAACGGAAACAACTGGCTTTATCTCACGGGCGGCGGATTCAAAGGAGTCCGTCAGCATTTCTGCCTGATTGATGGTCTGCGACGAGTTCAGCACCTGCATCGGTACGCCTCTGCCGATGTTGTTCATCGTCATAAGCAACGGCTCAAACATTCTTGTAGCGGCTGCTGTCATTACAAACTCCCCGTTGGAGAGCATGGCGGGTATGCTGTCAGAGGTGCCTGTGCCGGGACCTGTAACCTTACCACCAGTGGCGAACTTGGCAGACTTCACGGTGGAGATTGCTGTGGCAACATTGGCAAGAATTGTGGCTACCGTGGTGGCGATAGCGGCGAGGTTGGCAGGGAACGGCATAGATGAGGCAGAAGCGATACCTGCGGAGAGTGCCTTACCAGTATCAATCGCAATCTGGGCGAGGGTGATGATTTTCGACATCTTAGCAAATGCAGAATTGCTTTCGCCGAGAGTATCGAGCAACTGGGTCAGACCGCCAGTGATGGCTTTCATCGCCTGAGCCTTTGCCTGCTCATTCTTGATGATGACATCGTTGGTCTTCTTCTGTGCCTCGGCAGACTTTTGCTTTGCAGCTATGACCTCGGCTTCAAATTCCTCGGTGGTCTGTGTGGAGAGTTGACCACGGGCAATCAGCGCCTCCAGTTCTGCGGCGGCGGCTTCCTCCTGTTTGGTAAGAAGCTCCGCCTGGTGTTCGTCCATTTCTTCAAGACCCCTCTGCCGCCATTCCTGATAATGCTCCTCATCCATCTGATAGCCTTCCATCTGACGGAGTTCCCTTTCGGACTGAGCGTATTCAAGTTCGGCTATCTCGTTTTCCAGTTCCTGCTTCTGACGGTCGAGTTTGAGTTGAGCCTGCTCCTCATCGAGGACTGTCCTTTCATTAGCATACCTCTCCCGGATAGCTTTCAGAGCCTCCTGCTTCTCGGTTTCATTCTCATAGGCAAGAATGGCTTCCTGCTCTGCAATGGCTTGCTGATTGGCAAGGCTCTGACGGCGAAGTTCAAATTCTTGGTCTGTGCCTTCCTTGACGGCTTCCAGTTTTAACTGATTGAGTTTTTCCTTATGCTCAATCTCCTTCTTGATTTCTTCGGCATCAAACTTGGCAAGTGCTTCAATCTGTTGCTTTTGGAGTGAGTCAATAATAGAGAGGATGGCGGTACGCGAAGCCTCCGTGAGGTTCTTCTTCTCCACAAGCATCTTCTGATAGTCCTCAATCTGACGTTTGTAGGAAAGCTCAACCTTCTTACGACGGCTCTCGACGGACTCCATCGTGATTTTAAGCAGTTCATCTTCGGCTTTGCGAAGGAGCTGTGCTTCTTCTTTGGCGGCTTCTGCGGCAGAGTCCTTGCCACTCTTGCCGGACTTGCTTCCTTTGGTCTTGGTCTTACCAGGGTTCTTTCCTTTTCCTCCCCCGCCGCCACTACCTCCGGCAGCATCGCCGTCGGCACCCGTGTTGGCTACCGAATTGACATCGAGCTTGACGTGTTCTATCTGACCATCCTTGATTTCAGACCACGCCTCCTGGTAGGCATCTACTGTATCGTTGACTACATTCTTGACCGCCTTGACTGATGCCTTGCGGAACTGATCCCATCCGGCTTTAACATCATCCCAACTGAGAGTGAGGACACCCTTGATGATTTTGCCGAGACCCATGATTTCATCAACAAGCATGATGCAGACATTCTTGATGATGGACCAGGCTGTCTTAAATTGGATGGCGATAGATGCGACTCCGGCCCTTACAACCATTGAATTGTTGTAGAGGTCGATGAACCAGTTGACGAGTTCGACACAGCCTTTAATCATGGCTACAATGCCGTTGTTGACCCAAGTCTTTGCCGTGGCAGTCATCTCCTCAAAGGAGCCGCCAGTGGCATCAAACAGAGAAGCCAGCGTGTTATCCAGTTCTATCTGGCTGTTCATCTGTTCCTCCTGTACTCTTGCGAGGTCTCCGGCTTTTTCTTTGGTAACATCGAGGTCAGTTTCTATGTCTTTGAGGGTGCGGAGGTACTGAAGACCTGCATCCTCACCGGGTCCACCGAAGATGTCCGATATTGCTGCGGCTGTGGCGGGGCTGTTGTCAGCCATTTCATTGAGCTTGGCACTGACCTGTTGCATTGCCTCAAAGGTGGTCATCGACCCGTCCTGGAGCTTCTTCTGCATCTCAGCGGAACTGATGCCTATGCCGTCGAGTGCTTCGGAGGTAGCGGTTGACATTTCGCGGAGCCTAATGTTGGCTTCCTTGATCGTGTCAACTGCCTTGTCGGAAACAATACCCATCTTGCTCGACTGGGCTGTGATGGAGATGAACTGGCTTGCAGAAAGTCCGGCTTCTTTGAAGTATGCAGGGTATTCCTTCACAATGTCGGTAAATTGCCCCGTGGCATTGGCACCACTGACGAAACCATCCTTGACATATCCAAGTGCTTCCTGAACCGAAATGCCGAACTGCTGAGACAGAGTGTTGGCGGATTCAAGAACCTCCTGAAAGTCAACACCGAATGTATCAGCGACACCTTGCACCTCATTGCGGAAGGCTTTCATCTCGTCGCCGGAGAGTCCGGTCAACTGCTGTGTCAGTCGGCTTGCTTCCTCCAGTCCTTTGTTGTAGTCGTACCACCACTTGACAGCCATGCCTACTCCGGCTATGCCGAGGAAAGTAAGCACCATAGGATTGGCAAGCAGTCCTGTAAGCGTGGACCAGAGGGCCTTTGCCTTGACAGTAAGACCTTCCATCACGGAGCCTGCGCTGTTCTTTGATAGGTTGTTGAGCGAGTTGCCGAGGTTGAGGTTAACGCCAGTGAGATCGGACAGGGTGTCAACCAGTCCTTCGCTCCTGCTCTGCGATTCAGCGACACTATCGGCGTGGTCCTTGATAACCTTTTCGTTCTCCTCAATCTTCTTGGTAAGGAGGGCAATGGATTCAGAGGCACCGACAGATGAGGGGTCGATGGCAGCGACGGCTTTCTTCAACACCTCATTGGCTTTCTCGGCTTCTTCTGCGGTCTTACATTCCTTTGCGAGTGCATCACAGAGGGATGATGTTGAAACCCCGGCACCGAGCAATGCCGACTTGTAGTTGCCGACATTACGGTAGAAGCGTTGCGTCCCTTCCTCCGCACCTTTCAGTTCGGTGGTCAGGCGGTTTATCTTGTCTTTCAACTCATCGCCTTTGGCACTCTCACGCTCTGCACGGCTCAGTCGGTCGTACTCTGCGTTGAGGTTGCTGATTTCGGCACGAAGCTGAACGAGGGAGCCCTCCTGCTCCGCCTGGGATTTGAGTTGATTCTTGACTGCCTTGCTGACAGTGTTCATGGCATCCTTCATCTGGCTCATGGCAAGGTTGCCAGCCTGAATGCTCCGCTGGTATTCTTCCTGAGAGATGCGACCTTCTTTGAGATCTTCCTTCAAGCCTTTCTGCTGTTTGCGAACAGCGTCAATCTTTGCCTGCCATTCTGCAATCTGCTTCACAGCGTCTCCATAATCCACTTGGATTTGGAGTATCTTAGTCGTTACGTCGTCTGCCATATTTATTCTTCTTCGGGGAGTTTGAGAAGTTCACATTTACATATTCCTTTGCTATCACGGGTGATGGATACAATAGCGAAAAACGCTCCATACTTTGAGAGATACACCGGGACTGAATAGTCTATGTCACGAAGGTCAAGTTCATTCAACAAGAACTTATCAACCACTACCAGCGGATTTGCCATAATCCTGGCGAGGTAGGCATAAGATGGATTATCCATGATGTTGGCAAAGCCATCCCAGATTTTCATACCCATCCACGTCTTGACAACATTTCCACTGGAGTTCTTTTGTGGGAATGGAGTTATCATGCCGACAGCGGGCTTCGCCTCCTTTGTGGAGATTGTGTCCTCCCTGACCCAAAACTTAATTGTATCTCCTGTGGAAAATTTCGTATTCTTGAGATTCTTTAGGTATGCGCCATAGAAGGGTATCTGAATAATGGTCTTTGTCTTCTCGAGCGTCTGATTATTACACTCAATTACTCCGATGCCACTTGCATACACATCAGTTTCTTCCGTTTCTTCTTTCGACTCTATGTTGTCATTCTTCATTAAGAAGTAATTCCTTTGTGCAAAACCGCTCACAGCATACTTGATGCTGTCGGCTCTATCCAATGGAGATGATGACAATTTGTTGCTCCAGTCATAGGCAATACCTGCAAGAATGTTGCTCCGCAGCGTATCATAATAGACTGGAACAATATCGCCGGAGGTTGAGATTGTCGGGAAGGCTCCAATCATATAGAACAGCGCCTTCATAAAGTTGAGACACGTGATGTCCGGCAGATTGTCACCAATGGGAATTTGCCAACTGTCGGTATCAGTATCGGAGGACATGGCAAGATCAACTCCCTCTGGCTTTAATCGAGGATAGATTACGGGAGGGTCACTTTCGCCAGAGCCATAAATTCCGGTCTTACCATCATACTCTATCCCGAAATATACAATACCACCTGCCGGGATTTCGACTTCAAGCCGTTCCGTTCCATACTTCTCGGTAAATTTGAAACGCCACTTGAATGTCTGATCTCCATAAAGCCCATACTCATCGGTGACATTTGTTCCATACACACCTTCAACTGAAGCAAGTTCAATCGTATTGCCAACTGAACCACTAAACGGGACACGACAATACACCTTTAGAGAAGGCTTGCTGCTTGCTCCTGAAGGAATTGTCACGGTATTCTTTCCATCAACATACTTCAAATCAAAAGCGAAGTATCCTTTGATGGTGGCAAACACTTTCGATTTAGATTTATTACGCAAGCCATAGAGTCTACCTTCCGAGTCTCTTACCTCTTCAAAATATGCCCAGTTCATAGGTCTGGCAGCGGTTGACTTATAGCCATGAATGATGTTAGCGTGTCCGTACACAGCCGGATACTCTCTATCAAGCGTATGCACGAAACAATCCGTGCCGAGAGCGTTTACTTGCTCGTCAGACTGAACGGCATTGACAAACGGCACAACGCCATACTTTATGAGCGGGTCCATCTCTACATCATTTCCATAGATGAAGTCGCCGCCAATCTGGAACTTGGTGGAGAATTTGGTGTTTATCTTCTTAATCAATACGTGAACTGGAACACAAGGAAGCGGAAAGAAGTTATAACTGATGTACACATTCTTATTGCCGTTCACAGATACATAGGTGGCTCCGGCATTGTACAGCGGTCTAACTGTCTCATCTGTGTTCTTGTATTCAGATATGAGTGAGTCAACCATTCCGTAGGTAGCAGCGCCGGTCCAGGGCAATTCCCTGATGGAAATATCGTTGTCCTTCAATGTCTGAAATCCGTCAATGACTCCCCATGTCATCACAGCGTTGAAATTGCTCTCCGTGCTTTCGATGTAGAGATTGGAATTTTTGAAAAGCGGGATGCCGTTCTGAATGTATTCCGCCTTCAATCTCCTACGTATCTTGTTAGAGACGCACCGAATATCATCGGCATTGTCGAAGACCCTGCGGTTGTTGGCAGTCAGCGGTAACTTGAACGTGTAGGTATATGAACAAGTAATCTTTGACAGATCGCCAAAGATGTTGCTTTTGAAGTTGAGAGTAATTCCGCTTGGTGTGGCGAGGTCAACCTTCAATCTCTTGCCGTTGTCTATTATGTATAGTTCTTCGTACATGGCTTACAGGGATTGGGCGTTAACATCGGGGATGGCAAACGAAAACTCCAGGTTATTGAGAATCTTCTTGGGGCTATACTTGGCTGTATTCTGCTGAATATTGACAGGGAGCCAGATTTCATTGCCTACATTGTCCTTGCCACAATACAAATCAACTATCGGCGATGTGATGATAGTCACCACATAGTCGAATATATCAGCCGGGAGGTGGACTGCGCTGCATTTGTGAACGACTGTGCAGTCTATCCTTCGGGTTCTTGTAACATTGGCAAAATACAACCCGTTTATATCATCATCCTGCGACACCTCATTGGAGCCGAGCTTGTTCTTATACTGCTTCTCTCCTTTGGCGAACAGAAAGTATTGGAGATTGCCGTGGCGGTCAACCCAACGAAGGTAATGACCAGCGGTCTCGTTGCTGATTTGGAGATTGATGAGGGCGACATTCTCTCCAGTCTGAAAAAAGGTGTAGTCAAATGTCCTGTCAAACACTGACATCATTCTGTCCTCCTCAGAAATCTTATACTTGATCGTGGCAGACTTCTGAGCATTAGGGAACACACTGGCAGGTGGGATGTCCTCGAAGCCGAGATCAGTGAACATACCGCAGTACACCAGTTCATCATTCATGAAACGGTAACGGGCGTATCCTCTATCGGTCTCCAACAGGTATGTTACATTGGCGAGGGGCTTCTTCTCATTGCTGTTGTCGCAGTAGTCAGCCGTATCTCCCCAGTGTTCTTCTGCATCGCCATGCCAATTGGAATAATACTTTCCATCTTTCATAACAACGAAGCGTTTCGCAATAGCATAGTAAATGACTTGGAAGGGCAACTGAACAGTTGTCGTGAGCAACGTCGGGAGTGAGGGTGCCAACTTTTCAATTTTCTCAAAGAAGCATACCTTCGTATCCTGATAGATGGGATTATTTCCGTATCTGTTATTATCTGACCTCCCGAAAAACTCGACTTCCCTGTTGTATCGGAATAGAGACACCGAGAACGGAAACTTCTTGAACCAAATAATATTACGCTCAAAAGCATGACGGTTGTCCTCGTAGCTATATACACCAAGATTGCCGAAACGTTCTCCTACTGCAATATTTCCCCAGATAACGAGGGTACTGAACTGAAACATCTGCATCGTGCCGATGTTGACTTTCACAGACACCTCAATGCACCTGGTATTTCTTGGGTCATCGAACATCAGTTCAAAGAGCCGTGAGAGATATATCTTACACTTGCCCTTGTAGAACGAGACCTTGATGCTTTGAGCAGCAACAGATTCGATGCCGGAGATTTTCTCTACGGTAACTGTGAACACCCCGGAAGGCCATGCGCTTTCAATCTCAATGAAGTTGGGATTGAAGGCAAAGCACATCTCATCGGGATATGTGGCTACCGAGTCTTGGTTGAGTATTTTGAATGTCGTCTGTCTCATACAACTTCATTGCTGTTTATCTTGGCTAAACTCTGAGCCTGAACCTCCATACATTCCATTGCAAGAAGCTCCAGTTCTTCGTTCACAGCCGTTGTGTAGATATCATTGTACCCGCCATCTCTATACAGGCGGGTTCCTTCTTTCATAATCTTGTGAGCTATGGCACCAGCCATCGAGCGAATACCACGTTCCTCTGGCGAGAGGATTGCCCGGTTTGTTTTGGCAGGGATAGGAGCAACCGAGATACCCTTGTCGATAATCCACTGCCTTATGATGCTGACAAAGCCTTTGGGGACCTTGCCACCTTTGCGACCATGTTCCATAGCAAGGAAGGACTTCGAGCCCCACAGCACACCTACATTGCCAGTAACCTCGACCGTCAGAGACGCGACAGAGCGACCGCTGGCATTGCGATTGTTCGCCGCCATCTGATTGGCTACCTTCGTCTTGACATTTTCGAGGTGCAGCTTGATTATTCCTTGAATCTGTTCCATAATCGTATAGACAATACATCGAAAAATCAATCAACCTCCAGTCGCTCCGGGTCATTGCAGAGGTTGACACCAGCCTCCTCAACAAGCGTAGGACTAATGACTACACCAGTAACATTCTCGTCGAGGTGGTCATACAGCACCTGATAAGGGATGTCATCTTCAAGCTCCGAAAAGTAGCTGCTCTCATTGACAGCGCGGACGAATCGGATGCAGAGGCGTTTCATCGCCTCAACTATGCCGTCATTCTCTGCTCCATCGAAGTCAAAGTCAGTCGGGCTGACAAAAGCTATCTGAGCATTGGGGCGGTCAAGCACTTCGTTCCATTTGAAGTGAAACGAGCCGGAGGGCGGCAGGACATAGATGATGGTGGGCTTCTCTACCTTGTCGAGGGCTACGTTAGCCTGCGCCCAGTTACAGAACTGATAGCCGACATCCTCTCCGAGGGATTCGACTACCTTCCTGACCTTCGCCTCAACCGTGCCGAGGCGACCTTCCTTGTCGTATGTGGGGTTACGTTCTTCCATTACCTTTTCCGTTTTGCCTTTTCTGCGTACTGCTTATTCAACCTCTGCTCGTATTCAGACTTCTCATTGTCGTTCTTCATACAGGTGTAGATGCGAATCCACGCCACGCTGTAAACCTCATCCTGATTGGTGATACCCATTCGCTTGGCATACCAGTCAATCACACCGAAGGTGCCGAAGTTAAGGTCTTCGACCCCTGCGGCTATTTCTTCGGGCGTGTGGTTTATCCTGATTGAGGCAAACAGCTTGTTAATGCGCTCCAACTCGGCTCTGACAAAGTTGATCACGCCGAATACATCGAATACATTCAGCTTATAGACCTGCTCCGGCTCTATCCCCATAAGGATGGAGAACACCTTTACAGCCGGGTCTTCCTTATCATGGTCGATGCGGCTGAAATCGTCGAGCTGTCCGTAAGTGATGGTGTTGAGATTTTCGGGCACCTCCTTGCCGAGGATGAAGGCAGGACGCTTCGCCTCCTTCAACTGATTGAGCAGTTCTTCCTGGTGGTCCTTATGACATAGAGGCAACAAGATAAGAAACTCGCCATAGGTGGTGAGCTTCGCCTTCTTACTGTTTCTACGTCTGTTCTTTTTCATATTTCAAAATTACTAATTTAATAATCTCTTGACATCAACATACTTATGAGAAGTAATGAACATCAGCGGTCAGTTAGCGGGCGTTCCTGAACTTATGAACATGACCAGTTACGCCAGTCGTAACTCCTGGGGTGAAGTTCTCCACCATACCAGTCAGCACATCGGGAGCGTCGTCGTGAGCATTTCGCCCGACCTTTCGGTATCCCTTGACTGCCTGTGCAAACTGGGGCCAGCGGGTCTCCCAATCCGAAGGGAAAAAGATGAGGTTCTGAACTTCCGCAGAGTGGGAGAATATACGGACATTCTTGTTCAAACCTTGAAAAAAGGATGTGAAGCGCATCTTCAATGCAACCGGGGTGCCTTGCAGTCTGACGTTCTTCTCTACATTGCGGGCGAAGCCTTCGCCTCCGTTGTTGCTCTCCACCTTGACCAACTGAGTGCCGTTGATCAACAGCATCTCTGCGGTCTTGACTTCCGTGTATTCCATCGGCTTGTCAGTGTAGAGGACATCCGTAACATACATCCCCGAAGGCGTCTCAACGTAGCAGACAGAACATAAAAAATCGGCGCCTTTGTCGGCTGTATCTGTGTAGTTCTTACGGATGCTCTGCTCCATAGGAAGCACTTCATACGTCCGTAGCTTCGAGTACATGAGACCTTCAAGAGGCTTGGGGTTCTGCATATACTGCGTATCGAATACGAATTGATTGGCCGATTCTATCTTGTGCAGTTCCTCAATGGTATGCTTGAAGGGCCATAGGGCTTCTTCCTCTCCGTCTTCGTTATAACTGATACAGGGGACACTAAGCACTTCCCATTCGTCCGGCTCAAGCTCCATAAGGTAGCCACAAAGGTCATGCTCATGGAGCCTCTGCATGATTATGATGATGGGAGTGTTGCGGCTGTTGACACGATTTCGGATGGTAGTCTCGAAATGCAGGTTCACAGCCTCCCTGTTATTGTCTGACAGAGCGTCTGCGGGCTTGATGGGGTCATCAATGACAATGGCTCCCCCGAATTGCCATTCGTCTCCTTCGTTCTCGATTGCTCCGGCACCGAAGCCAGTCACCTGTCCGAGGGATGAGGTTGCATACAGTCCTCCGCCTTTCGTGGTGTTCCACTGGCTCTTGGTATCAGTGCCTACGGCTATCTCGACGCCAAACAGGCGTTGGTAATCTTCTGACTTTACAATGTCCTTGACAGCAACAGAATTGCCGAGGGCGAGGTCTCCCGAATACGACAGGTGGATGAACTTTGCAGCCGGGTTGATAGCCAGACCCATTGCGATGAAATTGCGGGACACAAGCTCCGACTTTGAGTAACGAGGGGCAATGTTGATTATCAGCCTTCGGGTCTTGCCTGTCAGCACGTCATTGAGCTTATCGCATATCATTCTGTGATGTTTGCCGACAACAAATTTCTTCCCGCCATTCATCAGCTTGAAGAAATAGCGGGCGAAATGGAGTGAGTCAGAAAGCACCCAGCTCCTTAATACGTCATCGGCATCATAGACCATAGGCTATATCAGCAGTCTTGTTCCAGTTGCTTAATGAACTCAGCGGCTTCCTCCTGGCTCATACCTTTGATGGCTCCCTGAACGGTAGCCTTTATCTCCTGACCTTCGATGTAGCCACGTCCTTTGTGCTTCGTCTTTAGGTAGAAGATGATAGCCGTGAGGTTGCCTTCATTTATAGCCATCATTAGCTTCGACTCTGCGAGGTCGCCGAGGCTTTCGTCATAGTCATTAAGCATCTTCTCCAGTTCGGGGAATTGCTTGCGCCATTGCCAGAGAGTGCTTCTATCAATTCCGAGGGCTTCCGCAGTCAATGCAAGGTTGCCTGCATTTGCCTTGTAAGTCTTGGCAATAATCGGGAACGGGATGTTCTTGTAGCGAGCATCTTCGTCATTCTTGTCTTTACTTGCATCTGCCATTTTTATAGTGGGATTTTGTTGGATTAAACTTTGCCTTTTCAAGTCATTCAGACGGCACTCACAGCCGAGGTGGTACATCTTACAATGCCGAGTCCCAGCACCTCCATCGCCTTCTCGATGTTGTTCGTTGACATCCTTCTGGCACCAGTAAGGAAAGCAGACAGCACCGACGGGTCAATGCCAGTCTGACGGGCTATGTCGCAAATCTTGATTCCGGTCTGTCTCATCTGCATATAGAAAATCTCCGGCAGGTCATCGGCAGGGATGTAAGAGAAGCCGACCGATTTCGGGCCTACCGAGAGGCCGAGCATATTGAGTGCTTTGATGAAGAATGGGAACGGCAGCGTCCTTGCTCCGTTAATCCATGCGTTGAAGTTCGTCGAGCACATACCAAGTTCCCGGCTGAACTGGGAATGAGACATTCCGCTTTCGCTGATTGCTTGTCTAATCTTTTCTCTTACCATAATCTTGAACTGTGATGCAAAGTTAACAAAATCTTATCATATCTACAATATTTCAAGTAAACAATACTATCATTTTATTCGTTAATGATTATATCGGATTTTCAGACATTTTACAGGGCCGGATTTTGAGCCGATTTTTGAGCGTCTGCTTTGCCATGTCGCTGATATTTTGTAACTTTGTCTCAGAGTTTTAATTTCCATCGTCAAAGCCCACCCCTGTGGTGGCCATCTTCGACTTTAGGTTATTAAATCTTTATTTGCATATAAGCAGATCCACCCGTGAGGGCAGGTCTGCTTTCTTGTTTTTCAGCGATTGCAACCGAAGTCGGAAAGGTCTTCTATGAAATAGACACACTTGCCGTTGGCATTGACTGTGGATGATTGAAAGATTACATTTCCGGGGTCGGAACTTGAATAGAGTATCATTCTCCGATGGAAAGCCTGCGTGTCCTTGAATCTTTTGCACCTCTCAGCCTTCGGGCAGAGATAGCCGGAACAAAGAAGCGTGGGCTTTCTGTTGCGTGGCTTCAACTCCGCCGGAGTGGATTTATTCAGCCGGGCCATCGTTCTTGCTTTCGAGGTATGTTCTCATTGCGCCTCGTGCCTCTCCGAGCATTGATGTGATCTCGGTGGCGGAAGCTAACTCCGACACCTGTTTGTATGGAACACCCTGGCACATCAGATAGAGGGAGCCGTTCAGCTCCTTCACCTGAAAGGAGTCCTGAATCTCTTTGAGCTTGTTGCTCCATTCGTTCTGTCTGCGGCGGATGCGCCAGTTTTTGAGGATGGTTACTAAATCTTTCATTTGCATATATCTTTAGAATAGAATTTCGTTTACAGCGACAAAGTGTATCTCCTTGTGCTGTTTGACTGTGCCGAGGTAACGGGACGGAAATGCCGATGAGTCCGAATGGTGCCACAACTCTCCGCCTTTATCGGCGACACCTGTTTCGTAGACTACCCGACCATGTTTAGTTGTGATGCGGAGAACCTTGATTTCGTCATCCGAGTAATCGGCTTCTGTAAGTTTCTTCCAGTTCATAGCGTCAGCGTAGGGTTTTGGCGAGATACCAGTTCTTGTAATTTCCCCAGCATTCGATAATGGCACTGGAGATGATTTGCACCAACATGGCGGGGATGAGGATGGGCGACATGACCGCCAACTGGAGGTAGTAGAACGCGACAGCTACCTTGCTCCGCGATACGATGTTGAGCCGGATTTTCTTTTTCTTCATGACTTTCTTTAGGTTACTTTATTTGCAACAAATTGGTGTGATGGGTTAGGCTTCTCCCCTTAGACAATTTACGACGTGTTGGGCGAACTCGTCTTGTATCTTCCGGGCTTCTTCTACCGAGAAATTCAGACACCCGGCCCCGGTTAGGTAGCCCCAGCCTCTAACGACAAGTATCAAATCTCCGTCGAGGTAGATGTTGCCGTCTTTGGCGCTGACTCCGGGATTTCCTTTCGTCGGCTTCGTGTGGTTGAGGATTTCACATATCCGATTGAGCATTTCTTCCGGATAGTTCTCACAGCCACCAACCATCAGACACATCTGATTAGTGCTGTCGTAGATGTAGCTGCCGTCCGAGGTGTACGGACCTTTGAATATTTCGGTTGCCTTTTCCATTGTCTATTTGTCTTGTGGAGATGCTATCTCCGATAAGAAACCGTCCGCCCGACCAAAATCTTCAAGAACCTGGGCGAAGGTCGAGGGCTTACCGTTGATGTAATACTGAACTTTCAGACCTTTCTGCTTGCGGCCGTATAGCTCAAACATCTTTACTCCATCTACTGAATTGCAGTTGTACTGAAACTCATCGTCCCGGCTTTCGGCTATCCTGTCTATCACTCTCTTGATCTGAACGACCATCGAATAGGGATGAGAGGGAGTGCAGAACGGAATGTCCGTCCCCGTGAGGACCTTCACCTTTTTCATCTTGTCAATGAGGTCGGATGACCTGTTTTTCTAAGTCCAAAATTACAAAAACTAACGCAGACTGCCAAATATTTCAGACACATAATAACCTAAATGTAAATAACTTATGCTACTTTTCTGATAAGGTGCATATTGTCTTCCATCAGCTTCAAAATGCGGTCGTGATATGCCGAGTTCTTGTTGCAGACACCTCGGCTCTGGACCACCTGAAACGTGTCAAGATTGACCTCTATCGTTTCGACGCGGTTCCCGTCCTTGTCCTTTGCCGAAAGGATGAGGGACTTCGCCTTACTGAAATACTTACAGGCAAATACGCAGTGGTGCATTTCCTCTCCTTCGATTGCCATTTCTTCTACGGACTGAACGACACTGATCACTATTTTATCATCCCCGAAGACGATACCGAAGAAGCCGGACTTTGCTTTCTTATACATCTTCTCATACTTGCGGGCTTCCTTGATGTCTTGCTCCCTTTTGACTCTTGCGTCCTCCCTGTTCTTACGAATGAGCAGCCTATCATGGGCTTCGTGCAGATTCAGCGGACAAACGTAGTGGGGATTGTGGAGGTCTAAGCCGAAATGCTCCAGCAGGTCTAGGTAGTCGAGCCACATGGTAGCATCCTCAACAATGTAACGATGCCGACAGGCAATGCGGATGGCTTCGGGATGTTTGAGGCTTTCGATATGATGGTTGCCGAGACGTATCTTTTGCGTGAGCAGTTCTTTCTGATTATGCTTGATAAGCAATTCAGTCTGTCTGTCAGCGAGAGCCGATGCAATTAGCTTGTTGGCGGGCAGTCCATCGAAATCTTTCATAGACTTGATGCCGTTGCGCCGGACCTCCTTCAACAATCCGACATGGGGATAGACTACCGTATTGGTGATGTCGTAGCGTGAGCCATACCAATAATAGCCACGGCGAACCTTGATTGACAAATCGCTGTTCCAGTTCCAGTAGTCATAGTAACCTGTGAACGGAATGGTGGAGCGAGCCATTATCGTTTCCTTGCCGTTGGTGTCTATCCAGTTCTGAACTACCTCGCAGTATTCATACTCCGGCTCCAGTCCTTTGTGGATTCTCTTGGTGCAGAAGAAATGCCGGACAACCTGAAAACCTCCTATGGTGCAGAGCGTCGTGAAATATGCCCGGAACGTGTACTTTCTCTCAGAACGGCTTTCTATCTCCAGTCGCTTGCCACAGTGGGGACATACGATATACTTGGCTTTGGACTTGGGGTCGAACTGCAATGCCTGTCCGCAGTGGGTACACCAACCTTTCTTCTTGTTGCGATATGCCAGGAGGGGGAATATGTGGCTCTTGGCATATTCCATCTGCTTATTCGTGGGAGCAGGGAGCCTATGGGAAAGCTCCACTATCTTCTCCTGATACTTATTCCTCGCCTTCATCGCCGAAATCAAATAAGGACGGACTCTCGAATGCAGGCTCCGGCTTCGGTTTTGCCGGCGCTTTCTTCTTCTCCTTTTCTTCGGGTTCTTTCTTCTGCGAGCGGAGCTTGGCGACCTCCTCTTTTTGGAACTGGTCGTATGCTTCCTTGCGAGCCTGTTCCTTTTCTTCTTCGGTAAGCTCGACAGTGTGGTTCACTACCACCTTGCAGTTGACGGTTTTGATTTCGCCGAGGTTGTCTTCGTCGTAGTAGTGGACCGCCAGTCCGAATACCTCATCATCAGCAAGTCCGTTGACGTGCATCTTCTGAACTTCCTGAACGATGTAGTTGCAGCACTCGTCTATGCTCTTGCCTGCCTTTTGGTATGAGGTGGCGAACAGGGGGTCTGACTGCGCCCTCTGGTCGAGGTACGCCTTGATTGTGTCCTTGAAGGACTGCGATACTTTATTGCTCATCTTCTTTTTCTTTTAGGTTTTCTTTATTTGCATATAAGCAGATCAACTGCTGAAACCGCAGAGAACTATGTCATCTGCTTCGTTGTCTTCTATGACGTGAAACTGGGGATTGATGTGAAACCGTTCCTGGTCTTTCAAGGGCGACACCATATCGAGGTCGCTGTCATCGTCCCCGTGGCCGGAGCGTTCCTGCTTCCAGTATTCTTTATCTCCATCTCCTATCTCGGCGACTATGGCGTTGGCGAGGCTTTCGGAAATGGACCTTGTTACTACGACATCAACTTCTTCGTGAGTGATGCGGTCGAGAACCTGGACTTTCAGTCTAATCTTCTTCATGGTTTTTACTTGCTTCCGTTGTTCATCATTTCAGCGAACTTGTCTGCGAGAGCTACGGTGGTGAAGGCAGCTATGCACTTATCGCACATATCTTTTTCAGCCTGACGCTGATTTGTGCTGATTACTGATTCGTAGCTACCGTTAATGAGGAATACAAATGCTTTCATCTTCTTTGACTTTAGAGGGGTTGTTTTTAATTTTCTACTGTAAAGTTAGCCAATAAGTTTGATATGCGAAAATCATAACGCATTTATTTTTAAGTCATTACACTTTATTTTTAGGCAAAATCATTATTTAACTTTTGCCAGTAGCAACGGCTATTTCTGACCTTGACTTGATTACTTCTTCTACATAGGCTCGAATGTCGTTGATTATCCCGAAAGGATTGATACTGCTGCTTTTGCTGCTCTTAAATCCCAGGGCGGTGGAGATGGTGGAGGCGATGTTGCCGACAACCCCGGAAGGCTTATCAGACTTCTTTTTGCCTGCGTCTTTTCTCATCTCGGCTACCTTGACAAGAGCGACCTCCAACTCATCATCTGTGAGCTGATACAGACCTCCCCAGTGATATTCGGGATAGTCAACCGGGGCTTTATCCGTGTCCGAGTTGGGGATTCTCTTATGGTAGCTGTCCATCATTGCTTTTCGGTATGCCTCTGCCTCGGCATCCTTCTTCTGCCGTTCTATACGCTCCTGTTCAGCAACATTCCTGTTGATGTCATCCCGGCGGTCAGCCATGAACTCCTCCAGCGATTTGAGAATGAGCATCGGGTCAACTGAGCCATAGAACTGTTCATACTTGCCGGAGCGGAGCCTTGCCATGAACAGGCAGAACTCCAGTAGGTTCAGACCGCCATACTCAACGAGAATCTGGTCGCATAGAGGATTGATCTGAAAGTCTTCGAGTTTGTTCTTGACACCGACAAAATCATTGAGGATGACCAGTTGCGTCTTTATCCACACCCGGCTTGCATACTCCTGACCATACGCCTGTTCAAGCATACGGAGCGTGGGCGTGTCTTTTTGATTGTAGAGCAGGTACACATCGTTCACTGCGGAGACATGAACTTGCAGGTCGGGGTTGTAAGCCTCCGTTATTTGGATGATGTTATAGCTTTTCCTCAACGCCAGTGAGCGCTGGGAGATTTCCGGCGTCGTAGTCCTGCTGACACTTTGCGAGCGTACTGAGGATATCACACTTTTGACGAGCGCTGTTAGCGGCATTGCGCTCTGATTGCGTTGTACCATACCCGACTGATGTCGAGAGGATGGAAGCTGTTCCATGTTGTGCATTATACATTTTATTTGGTTGGTTGTCATACTTGCCTTCAAGCACCTTGACCCAGTTTTGCGAATTGGTAAATATCCAGTCAAAATCTGCTTTCCAGCCTCTGTTATTATCGCCTCTCA